GGCAGCCATTAAAAGGACAGTATGCTCCAGTAATAGGACTATTCTTAAAACAATATCATGAGTTAAAGCCACTAACAGTAGTTGGAGATGGATCTCAACGAAGAGATTTTACACACATATCTGATGTAGTTCAAGCAAACATCCTTGCATCTGAAGCAAGTCATGGCTTTGGTGAGGTATATAACATTGGTTATGGAAGTAACTACTCTATAATTGATATTGCTAATATGATTTCAAATGATATTAAGTTTATCCCGTCAAGAATTGGGGAAGTGCAAAAAACTCTTGCATCAAATCAAAAGTTTAAAGATTTAACTGGATGGGTGCCAAAGGTATCGCTAATGGAATGGCTAAAAAAATGACAGAAATGGTTAAAGCAGTTTTAAACGGAGAGTTTGAAATGATACTGCCTAAACACCGTGCAGATAGACCAGACTGGTATAAGCCACATGGCTGGGAAAAACCAAGACTAAAGCATATGTCTGAGAACATTAGTACTGGAGATGTTGTTTACTACGTTGGTGCTGAAGAAGGAGAGTTTCCAGCGCTGTGTCAAATGTGGGGAGCAGAGGTGGTGTTGTTTGAGCCAAATCCTAAAGTTTGGTCGCACTTTCCTGCAACATGGACTGCAAACAACCTAGAACTTCCTATGGTATGTATTCCTGGGTTTGCTTCTGATAAAATAAATGATCTTGCAAGAATTTATTATAATGAATGGCCACCAGAGGTTAACGATGTTATTGAAGCAGCACATGGGTTTAAAGAGTTGTATTTAGAAGGAGATACCTATGGACAAATAACTATAGATTCTTGTGTATATGATCATGGAATTAAACTACCTACCGCGATTTCATTAGACGTAGAAGGTAGTGAGTGGAGGGTTCTAGGAGGTGCTGAGAAGGTCCTTAGAGAACACAAACCAAAGATCTGGCTATCTGGACACCCTGAGTTTATGTTACAGCAATGGGATGAATCTTTATATAATCTTAGACAGTGGATCAAGGGATTAGGATATACTGAAATAATTTTAGACTACCAGCATGAGGTGCATCTTTATTATGAATCATGCTAAAACTTTTTGGGATAACGCTGCTAAAGATCCAGATGTAAGGTATAAATATATTGCAGATGAGTGGGCAACTACTGAAACATTTTTGGATCTTATAAAAAATAATAATGACGAATGGGACAATGTTTTAGAAATTGGTTGCGGAATAGGCAGACTGCTAGTTCCTTTTGCAGATATGCACAAAGACTGTAACTTCTATGGGATAGACATATCTGATGAAATGATAAACCTTGCACCTAAAAGAGATAACATAAAGTATCAAGAACTTGCAGACAACCTTGACCTTGTATACTCAATGCTAGTGTTTCAGCATATTGAACATCAAGAAAAAATTAATTATATAAAACTTGCTTATGAAAAATTAAAATTTGGTGGTAATTTATTCTTTCAGTTTGTTGTTGGCGAAGAGAATTCACCATACTCCTATCAAACATCAAGGTTTGAAGTTGAAAGAATATTAAGTGATGCAGGATTTAAAAACTTAATATTTACAAATCATATGCATTCTGAATGGATGTTTGTTAGGGCTACAAAATGACTAATGCATATATATATTCTATTGATCCACTTGATGCTGCAGATGGCAAGTGGGATTATGGACTACTTAAAGAAACATTTGAAAGAAATAATGTTGATCAGGTAGTTGTAAAAGAAATACCAAAAGCAGATCGTGCGTTTGTTGTTATTCCTGGACATGGAAATGCTGGTAAAGAAAAAGAAATATCAAACCAATTAAAAAACCTAGATAGAGTTGTTTTGTTTATAACTGGTGATGAAAGCGCTCAATTTAATGTAGATAAAATTAGTCACTCTAATATTTCTATTTGGGTTCAATATCCACATCAAAAACATGAACAATATAATAAATTTTTTATTGGTCCGCCTCAGCACTTAAAGTCTAACTTGCCTGATTATCCTGTTAAAGAATATGACATTTATTTTGGTGGACAAATAACCCATCAGCGTAGACAACAGTTAGCAGAGGTTATGCCAGACCTTCCCAATGCCCTCTATAAGCCTACAAAAGGCTTTGCACAGGGAGAACAGCCTAAAGAGTACTACCGCACCCTATCAAAGGCTAAAATCGCTCCTTGCCCTGCTGGGGCTATGGTTATAGATACCTTTAGGTTCTTTGAGGCAATTGAAATGCTTGCCCTACCTATTGGGGATCTTGTTGATTCAAATGGTAAAATGATTGATTATTTTAACTATGTCCATCCCGAAGAAATGCCAATAAGTAAAATTGATGACTGGACTAAACTAAAAATATTACTTCCTAAACTACTTAATGATTATCCAAACAATATGCACCAAGTCGTGTGTTGGTGGATCAAATACAAAAGAGATTTTTCTATTAAAATTATGAGGCATATTTATGAATAAAAATGATATAACAATTGTGATACCTACATCGGTAATTCCAAGTCATCCAGACACCAGCGTGATAGGGGAAACAATTTCTACAGTAAGAACACATTTTCCCAACAATGAAATTATTTTACAGATAGATGGGTTACGTGAAGAGCGTTTATCTCGTAAAGCAGATTACGATGAATATAAAAATAGAGTTCTTTGGAAATGCATGCATGAATGGAAAAATGTTTTACCAATAATTTTTGATGAACATTATCACCAAACCACAATGATGAAAAAAACAATTGATATTATTAACACTGCAGCAATGCTTTATGTTGAAGGAGATGCTCCCCTAACTACCGACTGTGAAATTGATTGGCAAAAATGTCTAGACATGCTTGAGTATAATAAGGCTAACACTATTCGTTTTCATTTTGAAGCATCTATTCCCCATGAGCATAATTATTTAATGTTTGGCCTTGAAGATGGCTTTATGAAAACTACACAGTGGAGTCAACGCCCTCATCTAAGTACCGTCAAATATTATCGTGAAGTTGTGCTTCCATTTTCTGAAGAAAAAACTTTTATTGAAGATAGGTTTCATGGTAAAGTTCAAGATGATAGTTGGGAAGACCATAAGCTTTGGATATACCATCCAGAAGGAAATATCAAGCGATCTTATCATTTAGATGGAAGGCAGGGAACACAAAAGTTTACAGTTGATGATGAAGCGTGGGGATATAAAGAATGAGATTAGGAATCATTGCAAGATCAGATAACACTGGTCTTGGCAATCAAACAAAAAATCTTGTAGATATGCTTGTCCCCAATAAAATACTTTTAATTGATTCAACCCCCTTCAATGAAAATAAACAGCACCCTGAATGGTATTCTGGATATAACTGCATAACAACAAAAAATGGTTTTGCAAGAAGAGAAGAGATAGTTCAGTTTCTTGATGGAATAGATGTTGTATTAACTTGCGAATCTTTTTATAGCGAATTATTTTTAAGCCTTGCACAAAAAAGAAACATAAAAACTATTTTGCAATACAACTATGAGTTCTTAGACTTGGTTATAAATCCAGAGCAAAGAGTTCCAGATGTTTTAATCTCTCCAAGTGCATGGAAAATTGATCATGTCAAAGAGGTACTGGGAGATAGAACACAAGTTATCCAGCTTCCACCACCTATTGACCCAATATTATTCTCAAGCCAAAGAGAAATTAATATGTCTAAAGATCACAAAAGAATCCTTCATATTGCTGGAAAGTTTGCTTCAAAAGATAGAAACGGTACAAGTACTGTAATTGACATGCTTCAGTATTCAAAAGAAGATTATGAATTGGTGATTAAGAGCCAAACCCCAATTGAAACAGAATGCCAAGATCCTAGACTAACTATTGATACATCTAGTCCTGATAACAGTGCAGACCTTTATAGTGGTTTTGATGCTATGGTTCTTCCAAGAAGATATGCTGGACTTTGTTTACCTATGAATGAGTCTCTTATGAGTGGATTGCCAGTGTTTATGACTGATATATCCCCGAATAATTCAGTTTTGCCTAGCGAATGGTTAGTTGAATCAGAAAAAATTGATAAACTTTTGACAAGAATGACTCTTGATGTTTATGGAGCTAATCCTAAACGACTTGCAAAAATGATTGATAAGTATGTTAAATTAAAAAATAAAAAAGAGTCAAAGCAAAAAGCACTTGACATAGCATTAAACAGGTTTGACGTAAATAGACTTAGAGAGCAATACCTAAGTGTTATTAATAATGTAGTTAGATGAAAAATTTCTCTTTAGTTTTTCTAATCCAACAAAAGTTGCTTTGTCATCATACATAAACTGAATACTTGTTTTTAGCAGCTTTATTTTATAGTCTGTGTACTTTAAAATGTAGTGGGATAGCCACAAATCATCAATTATGTGATATTCTTTTGGACAATCAAAGAACTTATCGTCTAAAAATATCTTGGAAGAACAAATTAATCCACCAGTTCCAGCATAATTTCCTTCTTCTCCCTCAACAAGTCTTACCTTGTCCCAGTAATCCTCATCAAACTTGTGGGCATAGAATGATTTAACATGCACTGGGCTATATTGATCATAGCAATCTTGAATAAAAGATTTTGGCAACATTTGATCGTCATCAAAAAATATTATGCGCTCATATCCCTGTTCTGCTAATTCTTTTGCAAGATAAAACCTAGAAAACATTTTATATTCATTATAATAATTTTTTATATATGAGTTAAACCCAAGTTCTTGTCCGTATTTTGTAAAGTATCCGATTAGTTTGTTATCTTGATCATGAGAATTGTTTGATATGTAAAAATCAAAATCTTTATTTGTCTGTTCTTTTAACCTATTAAGTATTTTAGGCATGTTAGTTAATCTAATGTAAGTACACATTATTACTGCAGTCTTAGACTTTGGTTTGACTTCTTGGCTATATATGTATGTCATAATTTCAAAGAAAGAGAGGGATAGGACATGAAGACATATCCCCCTCTAAAGAATTACTTCTTCTTTGTTGCAGCCTTCTTAGCAGGAGCCTTCTTAGCAGGTCTCTTTACTACCTTAGCAGCTCTTAGAGCCTTGTCTACAGCCTTTGCGTCTGGTAGACGACCAAATGCTGCGTCATTTGGATTAACCGCTCTTAGGATAACTGGTACCAATGCACCAAGCAATGAGTATGCTAGTGTCTGTGGATCTGTTACTCCAGAAGCATACATTGCTGTCGCTGCTCCAAGAACTGATCTTCCGTATGAGGCAAGTGCCTTCTTAATTTGTTCGTTCATATATTTCCTCCTAGGATATAATTCGTGTTAGTATTGTGAAGCCAATCCATAAACCAATAATTCCTGCGACTCCCGCAAAAACTGGTGGTGCTGGCACTGGCAATTTGAATGCAGCAAACACAACTCCGCATCCAAAACCTGTTAGTGTTGATAAAAATATGTCTTTCATTTAGATTCCTCTTCTATTGGCAAAAGTGCTTTAAGCTTTTCATACTCTTCTGATATTTTTTTCATTGAATAGTAGTTAGGTGCTAATGCCATTGTGTCAGAATAATCTCTAAAGTAGTTAATTTCTGGAGCAGTCTCATCAATAAAATGTTTTAGTCCAGCTTGAACTTCTTCAATATACTCATACGCCCAATCTCTAGAATCAGAAATAAACTTAATAAAGTTTTCTTTATGAACGCTTTCATCTAAATTAATTTTTGAGTTCTCCAACTCATCAATTGTTTTACTAAGAACAGCTAGATCAAGGAATAGTCCTTGATATTGATTCCTAATCTTTGTAAATCTATAAAATAAAGTTAGATAAGCAACACTTAATGAGAATAAGCAACCTAAAATTACTATCATTGAAATACTCATTTGCTGATTGCCTCTCTTGTTACCAAAACAATTGCACCATTTTGCTCAAGTGCGTCTTTTACTCTTGTAACATATTGAACTGCTTCTATTTTTTCATCATGCATCATATATATAAAATCTTCTTCATTAAGCCTTATTGTTAAAAAACTTTCATTATCAATAACATTAATCACAAAATCTTTTGGGGGAGTAATGGAATGAAAAGCTTTTCTCATTGCATCGGTATACATTAAATCTCTCCATTGCTTGTATAATTAAATAGATCTTCTAGTGAAGAAAACCCAACGTCTTCATTAATATCAAGAGACTTTAATAGAATGATCCAGGTTTCTTCTATATACTTTTTAGCAATCTCGGTTGGAGTCACCAACTCCGAGTCAACTAAAAATGCAAGAGGAAGACCTAAGTCATTGTAGGATATAAAGTCTTCAAACTGTTTTTCTTCTTTATGATTTATCCATAACTCAGCAAGAATTGAGCAGTAATCATCAAAAGATGTTAGTTCATTTCCGTCGTCAGAGATTGCCACACATCACCCCACTGTTCTTTAGTCTTGTGCTTATTAAATTCTCGTGAAACTTCTCCACTCTCTAAGTATACACCACCCCATACGCCCCATTCTTTTCCAGAAACACCATTAGCAAAGCATGTTTTTGCAACTGGACATGAAGCACAAAAATTATCTATATTAGACCTTAATGCAATATCATCTTCATATTTTTCAAAATAAAGATTTGTTTCTAAGCCAAGGCATTTAGCTTGATCTTTCCATAAATGTTGTTTCAAGGATTACTCCTTGTACTTGTTTGGAATATCCCAGCCGTTGCGATCAACCACATAAATTTTGTGAATAAACCATTCACCATTAATTCTAATTCCCTGTGGAGATGTGCGACCAATCTCTGATTTCTTTAGGTCAATCACATTCCAACCATCCCAGCGAAGATTACGGTTTTTCTTTACGATTGACTCCATTGTTTCTAGTTTGTTTATAATCATTTTTTATCCTTTAGTATCTGTAAATTCCGACTTCAATATTTTTGAGTTCGGCTGCTGCAACTAATTTTGAAACTGACTCTTTTGGCTTGCTTAGGAAAGCAAAATAGTTTAGATGTTCTATGTTCTCTTCAATATATGATGCTGGAACCTTAAAGAATTTAATCTTTTTACCCCTAGCCTTCATTCCTCTTTCAGAAAGATTACAAAATTCAGAAACCATTGAGTTAATTTTAGCTGGACCAGCAGAATAAATTAAAAGCTCTTTGTCTTTTTCCTGCATTGCAGACATTGCTACACCCATTGCACGAAGAAAAACCTGATAATCATCAAAGGTTTTAGTTCCTTGGACCGCTACTATCATCACTACTTCCATTCTTTAGGTTATCCAGTATGAATAACATCTTATCAATATCTTTTTTTGACATACTTGTTGTATCAACTGGCTGCGTAGTATCTGTATCTATACTATTACCAACAGCCTCTGCACAATAAAATATATTATTGTTGACCCAATAAGCCTTGTCCTCTATAAAAATAATCTTAACTGTGTTTTCCTCAATATGCTTTGACATTTGAGATTCACGTCTTGGTTTTTCATATAGATCTTTAGGAAGAAAGTCTTTAATCATTAAATGTATTGAACTTTGACTATATGCAATACCTGAAAAAGATTTAAACTTTCTCCCTTTATAAAGTATATAGGAAGTCAATAACAATGTCAACCCCACTCCAATGACATATTTAATCATTTTATTATTTACTTATAAAAAGGACTTAAATCAAGAACAGATCCACCCCAGATTGTCTCATGAGACTTTCCTATTGAATTATCATAAGCATCTGTAGTTGGAACATATTCAACGGTCATCTCTGGCTCAACTGGAAGTGGATCAATTGCAATAAAAAGACTCATTGTGCATGCTGAGTATGTTCTTGTTGCTTCCCATAGTCCATCTTCATCTTGCTCAAATAATTGAATCAATACCGCAGGATTTTCTGGTGTTGCTTCAAGTGTATATTCTCCACCAGGTATTCCAAGCATTCCTTCACGCATAACATGAACTACTTGACCAATATGAAATTCTTCGTCTCCGCCATGGGCGGTCATAGCAAAGTCACCTTCTTTTAAATTCGGCATTGCTTTTAGAATTGGCATTGTATTTTCAGAAATTTCTCCAATTATTTCTTTAACCACTGAAGACAATTCTTTAATTTGATCTGCTGCTGTAACTGCCATTCCCCCTGTGTTAATACCAGAGTGGGAGTCTCCAATACCGCTTCTGCGTCTTCCATACCGAATAGCGTTATTCTTTCCTGCCTCTACAACATTGGCATATAAAGCTCTTACTTGCTCTGTTGCCTTACTTTTTGTAGGGTGTGTACCCACAGTTTTACCCTTGTCATCTACAACGGCATACTCTGAACCTGATCTTTGAATACGATATGGCATAGTTTTCTCCTAAGTCTATACTATGATTATAGCAGATTACTTAAGAATAAGTCTCTTAATTTCAATTAATGCTATTTGCTCTTCCCTTGAAATTTCTTCAATTTTAACGTCACTAAAAGCTTTATCTGTAAGGCTTACTTTAGGATCCTCTGACAAAAAATCTATATCTAAGAAGCCTTTTTCCCAAAGAGTCATAATGTCACGATTTACCTCATTAAGGTGCTCTTTGTATAGTTCTGGCATTATTTCTTTAATAGATTCATTAAATGAGTATAATGATTGACCAGTTACACTATCAATACCAACAACCTTCAAAGCTCCAGTAAGTATTAGGATCTCAATAGTTTCATCAATCGGATCCACTAATGAACTCCTCAAGTTCGTCTTTTGTTTTTGCACCATTGATACGTCTGATTTCTTTTCCGTCTTCCATGAGTATAAATGTTGGAACCGCTTTAATCTCAAACTTACGACATAAATCACCGTTATCATCAGCATCAATATATTGAAACTTGATAATTCCATCTCTATCTAACTCCTCTGCAATTGGACGAACACGCTTACAAGGGTTGCACCACTCTGCTGTAAAGTATAGTATGTGCTTCATTACTTGCCAGACTTTGTTCTAGCCTTTTTAAGTGCCTCAAAATCTTTTACCTTGGTGTCACCCATATATCCCCAAGCATATCCATCATTAATCATCTTATCATTGATTGATTCGGTATCATTATTTATATATAGCCATCCAAGAATACGACCATACTTCTCAGATGAATCCATCTTCTCAGTTTTAATTACTACAGACTTAGCATCTTTTAGTTGCTTCTTAAGATACTCTTTTGACTCAAGCCCTAAAGCCTTTTCAGCAAGATCTTTTGTACGAGACTCGGGGGTATCAATACCAGCCAATCTTACACGGGACTGAAACAAAATATCAAAACCTAAATCAATAAGAACATCAATGGTATCTCCATCTACTACGTTCTCTACTTTTCTTACATAGTATTCATACATTTTATACCGCCAATTTTTCTCTCTCATCAATTATAGTTATAGCAAAAGACATCATTTTCTTGTATCCTTCAGTATTGTCCATAATCTTGTTGTAATGATGACCACAAAAACTTAAATCTCCAGAAATACCAGTTACCCTTATCAATGCTTCTGCTGCACATGAGTCACAACGATCAGTTGCTTTAAGTATCCACTCTTTTTGTTCTGCATCTTCTTTAATCATTGTGTTCATATTGTACTACCGCTTTCTGTTGTCAGTTGAATAAAATCCAGGACCGTTTAGAACTACTCCAAAATTAGAATATACACGAACCAGCGGTAGAGTGCAAGTTTCACACTCATACCCTGGATCGTTTTCTGTAATAGAACGAACCTTGATTACAGTTTCTTTGCAAGATCCTGTGCACTCGTATTCGTATGCTGGCATTACTTAGCCTTTAATGCCTTAAAAGTAATGGCATCTACAATACCATCAGCCTTAAGCTTGTTTGCTGATTGAAATGCTTTGACAGCTTTTTCTGTTCCTGGACCAAAATCTCCATCAGACTTAAGCCCAAGAAACTTTTGAACTTTCTTAACTGACTCACCCTTTGACCCATTCTTAAGTGGCTTAAATGCTGCTGCTTTCTTTGCAGCTGGCTTAGCAGCAGGCTTTGCAGGTTCTGAAACAGCACTACCCTTTGACAATAGTGGAGCATTTTCTTCTCCTACGTAAACTGGACGACCCCAACCAACAACTGCGTTAAGAATACCCTTCTTATTCTTTACATAAGCACGAGTTTTTTCTACACACATTCCGCCATTGCGCTGGTCTCCCTTTGCAGTTCCAGATGTGTTTCCTTCAATAACCTGAATTGTTCCGTCACCATTGTTCTTAATGCAAAGACCAACATGTGAAATACGATTTACACCATCATCTGGGAAATCAAAATAAATCCAGTCTCCTGGAGTTGGATCATCATTACGAGCATCTGCCCAACGATTATTCTTCTTAAACCAATCTGCTGCTGCAACTGTTGAAGCAGACTTTGGATACTTCTTTGGATCTAGTCCTGATGTGAATGCAGACCAAGATACAAATGATTGGCACCATGGCTGGAAGTTTGCACCAGTCCACTTACCATACTTTGTTTCATTATCTTTTGGACCTTCAATAGTTCCAACTTCTTTCTTTGCAACCTCAATGATTGCTTCTAGCGAGCCTTTAACAGCCATATATAACCTCCTAAAGTTAGTATTTCAATTATAGCATCAAGCAGTCTTTGCTGTCAATCTGTTATAAGTTCTTATCCTATGACAGTTTGCACATACTACTTCACATTTTAATATTTCTTTTTTTATTGCTGCCCAGGAAAATCCATCGTGGATCATTCTGGAAATATTATATTTTTTATCTCTTAGGTGATCAAAATCTAAAACTATGTGATTGGATTCTCCGCAGTCAGAACACCCGCTAGCCTCTTTAATTTCTTTAAGACGCCTTTTGAATTGCTGTTTGTTATAAACTGCCAATTCTTTTTCTGACATGGTTTTATAATTATACACCTAAATGTAAAGCCCCACACAGGTATTCCAGGCACAATAGCCACGGTCAAACAAATGGGTAACTAAGCCATCTCTAAGGTCCTGTGTGGGGACTTCTTATATTGTACTACTTGATTTTAATTGTTTTTGGCTTCTTTTCTTCAGGAACAATACGGTCAACATTAATGTTTAACATACCATCCTTTAGTTCTGCACCAGTTACTTCCATGTACTCGCCAAGGGCAAATGATCGTATAAATTTACGACCAGCAATACCCTTGTGAACTACTTCAGCATCTTCTACCTCGGTAATTTCACCCTTAATAATCAAGGTTCCATTGTCTACTGACACATCAATGTCATCTTTTGTAAATCCTGCAATTGCAAGAGACAGCCTATATGTATCTTCATCTAGTTTGATAAGATCATATGGAGGATATGACTGTAGATTTGTTTTGTGTGCGGTACTTAAACGACCTAGCTCCCTATTGAAGCCAATAAAAAAAGGATCATTGAAAAGATCCATTGCGAATTGATTTACCATTTTATTCCCCTTTCAAGCGAATAAGTTAGTGTACCCCCGTAGGCAGTACAATCCTATTATACCAAATATTTGGAGCGGATAGCGGGAATCAAACCCGCACATTAACCTTGGCAAGGTTACGCACTATCACTATGCAATATCCGCATTGCTGGCCCACCAGGTCTCGATCCTGGGACATTCGAATTAACAGTTCGACGCTCTACCAACTGAGCTATGGGCCATTAGATATTAGTCTAAGACCTTAACAACAACAAGACATGGGTCTCCACCTTGGTCCCACTCTTCCATCTCTTCTTCGCTCATGTAAGGATCGCCTTCATGAGTATTACAAAACGGTTCAGTTACCCATCCCCGCTCAATTCCATTTTCTAGCCATATACGAAACTCTAAATGATTTTCTTCTGTGATCATATTATAAGTATATCCCTAAACGCTTACTACGTCAACTGGACCCATGCATGATGGGTTAAATTTAATTGCTGAATTTACTGCTCCTACTGCACGTTTTCTTGCATCCTTAGTTTTTTCTGTGGCATTTAAATAACCATATGCATATTCTGCACCAGAGCCCATAGCAAGATATGGAACTGTGTACTTAGATAAAGACATATCTGCAGAACTATGCTCATAGATTTCTCCACGTACTGCAATGATCAAACCAAAGTCTGATTCTTTTCCTGTTTCAACCCACCAATCAGTATAAAACTGCTTAAGTTGTTTAATAAATTTGGTTTGCATAAACTTGTCTGTATCTTTAATATCAGGAACATAGGGATTAAAGTTATATCTCATGCGTTCTCCATCCATAGAGCCAGCATAACCAATCAAGTATGGTCCAAGCTTCCACACCTTTGGTGCTGTTAGTGCTAGAATAGTACCGTCGTCAGATGCACCACGGTCACCTGCCATATAGATCTTATTGTTTATTTCATCACGAACGACTGCAATACAAGTCATGCAGAAACCCCTCCCAAAGCGATACATTCAAGTATACCATTGCCTGGGAGGGGCTGTCAAACAAGGTCAAATATCTTTAATTATGCTGTTTTTGATCTTGATCTGCGCTTTTCAACTACTTCATCTTGCACAGTTTTTGCATTTTTGTCTGTGGTAGAGAATGCTGCATTAATCTCATCTCTTGTGAGT